TGGGACTGCTCGAGACCAGGCTGTAGGAACGGGAACGGGCGAGTGGTGTAGTACGGGAAGTGGCCCGTGCCGGTGTAGCCCAGTTCTACCCTGCGCCCATACTTGACAGTTGGGCCGGTCTGCGAGACCCACGAGGAGCCCTGCCGTCCGACGTAGGTGACACGGATCGAGCGCTGTAGGTTGCCGGTGCGACGGGTCGGGACTGGCCAAGCGTCAGAGCGCCAGGCATCAGTCGCCTGCGCTTCCTTGCCACCGATGAACTGCTTGCGAGCATTACCGGCGATGACCTCACCGCCTTGGCGCACGAACTTCTCGGTGGCGGCGTCCACCTTGCGCTTCTGGGCTTGGATGCCAGCGTCGAACTTGCCGAGCCCCGAGACTTCGATACCGCTAGCCATTGGCCACCTCCTGCTCGGTGCGAGCGATTGCGAGGAGCCAGTCCGTCACCTGTTTGGGCTGAGAGAGGAAGTCCTCGTGACTACCGCCATAGACCTTGCGGAAGCGGTGCTCTCGGTAGTAGTCCAGCAGCTCAGGGTCTACCTCGGTGGACTTACCCTCGAGGGCGGCCTTTAGTTTCCCGAGTCGGCGGTAGGCGCTTTTGGGTCTACGTCGGGCTCCGTGTTCACCGTAGATCCGTTGAACTCGACACCACAGGCCTCAGAGAGTGCGTCGAACGTTGCTTTGGGCAGGTCGAGCGCACTCTCCAAGGTCGGCAGGTCGCCTAGTGTCCACTGCTTCACCAGACCCACGATGAGCTGAGCCTGATAGCCGTCGAGGTTCGCCTGGTCGTCCTCGGAGATGTCGGCGAAGAGGCCCCACGTCTTGGGGTCTTGGTCGTCGAAGCCGAGGGTGGCGAGTTTGGCGGCGGTTCCGGCTGCTCGCATATAGGCACGAGAGATAGCCCGAGACGTGCGCTCGGTGATTTCTTCTCGGCTGGCGATGACAGCAGACTGGTTATTGGGCAGTGAGACGATAGGCATTGTTTCCCTTTCTTAGTGATGCTTTAGTACGAGAGTGACGTTCCGTTGATGACGGTGGCCTGAATAGGACTGTAGCCGGTGGCGGAGTCCGTTTGGTTGGCGTTGGCCGTGAACTCGACTTCGAGCTCGGTGTATTCCTTGCCACGGGTGCGCTTGATTGAGTGGATCTGCGCAGCCGACATCGTGAACGCTACCGAGTGGTTCGTGCCACCCGTCAGGTCGTTGGGGTCAGTCAGGGTGACGACGATAGCCTCGGGCGAACGGGTCAGACCGTACGCACCGGAGCCGGTGGAGAACACGTCAGCCGTCGAGTTGATGACGAACGTGAACTTGCCGGTCACTTCGATAGGGCCAGCGAACAGGTTGTAGGGAGCCTGAGTGCCGAGCGTGAAGATTGGCTGGGTCTTGCGGTTGATGCTGATTTCACCCGTCGAGACGTTGGTGTACGTCGTGCCGCCGATTGAGACCACGGTGTTCCAGGCTGGGATGAGGTGCTCGGCGGAGAGGCTCTGCGTAGCGAACACGGTCGGGGCGCTGGTGTAGGAGGTGTAGGGGTTGCCCAGATACTTGACGGCGACTTCGGCAGCAGCGTCAGCGCCGAACGTGAGACCAAGAGTGTCGGCCTGTGCGCCGGTCACAGTGAAGTAGTTAGCGCCGTCGAAGTCCAGAATGGAGTAGGTGGGGGGCTGTGAGCCGGTGGACGGGCTGTTCAGCACCTTGATTGTGTGGCTGTAGGGGCCTGAGCCGGTCTTGGTGTCCGTGCCACCGAGAATGGAGCGGAGCAAGACGGGGAACGTGTCAGCGAACAGAAAAGTCTTGAATTCAAATTCATCGTGACGTACGGCCTGCACCTGGTCGTAGACAGTCGTGGGTGAGCCACGAAGCGCCTCGTCTCGCAGGAACATCTGGTTGGGGGTGATCTGTGGCGTCGTGACGGGCAGCCAGTAGCTCGTGCCAGACGTGGGGAGCGTTCCCTCGGTGGTCTCGATGACCATTCCGAGGTACGAGTTTGCTGTTAAGAATGGGCCAGCCATTGGAGTTCCTTAGTTCGTAGGGGTTGGTTCGGTTGATGCGGTTGCGTCCGTCACAGGGGCTTCTGGGGCGGTCACAGGGGCTTCTGCTGGTGCAGGAGTAGGGGTGCTGGCAGTCCAGCGTCCGTCGGCTGGGTCAGTGTCGAGCACGGTCACGTTGGGGATAGCGACGAGCACGTTTCCCGAGGTGTCGAGGATGTTGGGGTAAATGCGCTCTTCCGAGCCGGTGTAGGTGAATGACATTTCGTTCCTTATGAGATGTAGGAGTTGGAGTTGGTGATTTCGATAACACGGACTCGCACCGTTGAAACTACCTGAGTCACTGAAGCGGATCCGTTGATTTGACGGGGGTAGTAGGACGTGACTTCGATGTCCTGGCCGCCGTTGGTCAGACCCTCGCCCCACTGGAAGATAGGGCCGTTGCCGCCGCAGTTCTTTGATGCTCGGATAGCGTTGGTGAACGAGTCCAGAAAGGTCTCGGCGTCCACGCCAGCGTCCTCGGTCTTGCGCTTGTTCGAGCGGAAGATACAGGTGAACACCACCTCGTAGACGATTTCCTTGCCGCCACCCGTAGAGCCGGTGAGCTCGATGCGCTTCTCGTTCTGCGTCTCGATGTACGGGTAGACGATACAGCCCTGCTGGTGGCCTGGGTCTTGTCCCTCGTAGAACTCGCCCTCGGGGGTGAACTTCGCAGGGAAGTTCTTGACCTCAGACAGATAGGTGATGCCAGCCGAGTTGAGGTAGTTGATGAACTGGGTGCGTACCGTTGTCCGGCTCACTGGCGACCGCCGATGACCTTGAAAGGCTCGAGGAGGTCGTAGGCCAGCATCATATCGTGGGTCGAACTTTCCGTCCGGCCTGAGACCGAAGTGGGCTCGCCGATTTCGTTGATGACCAGACCGCCCTGTCCACGCTCCTTGACCAGAGCGACGACCAGGTGGATGACCGCCTGCTTCACGGCTGCTGGGAGCGTTGAGGTGTTCACGCCGAGGCCGTGGTTGTAGAGCAGGGGGCTCTTGAGGGTGATGACTTTGCCCGTAATCGAGGCAACTCCGACGTACTCGTCGTTCATCCCGTCCCAGATAGAGAAGTTCATTCCGGCGTAGAGGCCGGTGGTGTCATTGACCGTAATAGTCGTGGCCCCAGCCGTAGCGGAGGCCGTCAGGAATGAGTTGTACCAGCCGTTGATGTAGGTGTATTGACACCACATATTGGTCTGGTAGCCCCAGCGTCCACCGGCGATGCCGAGGGAGCCGAAGTAGAGGCCGAGCGTCGAGGGCGCAGTTAGGATGAACTGGTCACGATCTATGGCCACGTTGCTCGTGGAGATAGTGATTTCCTGAAGCCCAGAGCCAGGCCCCCAGCCGACCTGAACGTCGGTGACTGCCAGGATAGGCGTGAACGAGGGGCTGAACGTGATGTTGCCGTCTCGGTTCGGGCGATACCAGCCGTTCTCAGTGTTGCTCGTAGCGTTGAGCGAGCCCATTTTGCCGTAGCAGAAGATGTCGGCCATAGACGAGGCTCGCTTGATGAGCTCGAGGAGTGCTCGGTCTTGTGCCAACTGGTTAGCGTTCTCGATGAGGTTCGAGAAGTCAATAGCCGAAGCGGTGGGGCTGAACTTGACTTCGTTGAGCGAGACGTAGGGCTCGATTAAGCCCTCGGTCTGGAAGAACGGTGCTACGACCATTTAAGCCTCTTCTAAGTTCGTGCCGCCGCACTTGCCGCATCGGTCACGGATGAGTGCGTTGAAGCCACAGTCCGTACAGGTGAAGCCCTGGCGAACGTGGCGGAAGTTCGTGCCAGCGACAGCGAAGTCGCCGGACTTGACCAGTGCTCGAGCGGCTGCTCCCTCGACGTGGAACGTGCCGTCTTTCTGCATTGGTATTACTGCTCCGTCGTTGATAGTCACCTCTTTGAGGTTTCTGTCGGATCCAACGAGTCGCATATTTCTCCTTTCACGACTGGGAGGGGAGCAAGGCGGTGGGGGAAAGGGGAATGAAACCCCACCGCCTCGCTCAACCCTCGGTGCTAGGCGCAGTGGCCTAGCGAGGTTGGCTTATCAGCCGGTGATACCGGTGACGATGCCCGACCACGCTGGCGCACGGAACGCCAGTGAGCCGTAGGTGTACGAGCTGCAGTCATAGCTGAAGCCGATTTGTGGCCACTCGATAATCATCGAGTCCACCACGTTGTGCGCTTCCACGGTCTGGCTGACTCCGGAGTCGGGGAATGGCAACTGCTTCTGGTGGATGAGCAACGTACCGGCTGGCATAAAGCGGTGGGTGACGAGGTCGAGCATCGTACCCGTTGCTTCGTTGGCAACACCAGTGACCATAGCGCCAACTGCGATACCGTCAGTGCCGGTTGCGTAGTTGAAGCGGTATGACGTTGAGTTGCCACCCTGCTGCAGGGCCTTGGAGATTGCACGACGAACAGCAGCCGTCGTGAAGATGACCTCGGGGTCAGCCATAGAGCTGTTGAACAGCGACACGAGGGCGTCCTGGATGAAGCCAGCAGGCTCGCTCTGTGAGGACACGGTTGCGTTGAACTGGTTCTGGTAGCCACCAAGTGAAGCCAGCGTCGAGATGAAGCCGTCGTAGCCTGAGCCCGAGTTAGCGCCAGCAGCGTAGGCGTTGTAGGAGCCGTCGGTGCTTGGGTAGGTTCCCGAGATAGCGGCGAACGACAGACCAGCGACACCGGAAGCGAGGCTTGGGGTCGTGGCCTTGTAGGTCGTTGAGCCAACTACGACGTAGATGTTCACAGCGACAGCGCCGAAAGGAGCCGTGCCAGTCCAGGTGACTGAGACACCCTTACCTGCGGTGGCGTTGGTGACAGTACCGGCTGAAACGCCAGCAGTCTCACCGTAGGCCGATGACAGGGTGATGTAGACAACCGAGCTCGACGTGGCAGGGAGGCCCGAGCCGGTTGAGTCGTTGGCTGCGGTCACTGAAGTCAGAGCCGAGGTGGGCAGAGCCGTCGAAACGGCGTTCATCATATTGCGCTCTTCGGCGAGGAAGTGCGACCAGATGAGTGAGGTGTGCGACAACTGGCGCAGGTCGGTGTAGCCCTGACCGGCGAACTCAGCCTGGAGGCTGACGCTGTCCGACAGACCCTGCTCCACGAACGACTTGACAATCTTGTCTGCGGCGTAGGTGATCTTCGTAGGACGGTTGAGCGAGACGCCACCGAACGACGTTGAAGCAGAGGTGCTGTTGAAGAACGACGAGGTCTGACCGACACCGCCGACGCCTGCGTTAGACAGACCGGTGATGCGACGGAACTCGAGAGCCTGGCCCTGTGCCTTGATGCGAGCGATGCTGTTGCGCAGGTACAGTTCCTTGGGGATGAGCAGCGACAGAACTGGGTCGAGGTCGTAAGGTACGAGACCCGAGACGCCCGAGATAGTGCTGTTCAGTGGGCTGGTCAGCGTCAAGTCCTTCTGCAGGTCGGCGAGGCCGTCGAGCGAGGACTGAACGGCGGCCAACTGGTCGCCTGAAACAGCCTTAGTGATTTCGGTGGTCAGTTCCGTGATGCGTGAAGCGGTGTTCACGGACTTCTGGATGCCACGGGTTGGGTCGAACGAGATTTCTCCACGCTTGGAAGCGGCGAGGGTGTTCGAGTGGACGGTGCTCAAGGCTGACTTGTAAGCCTCAAAGCGCTTGACCTGCTCGTCGGCTGGGAGGCCTGAGAAGAGCTGGTCAAGGGAGGGAGCGGCGAGTGCCATTCTGGTTCCTTTGGGTAGTGGTTAGAGTGATGCTTCCAGCGCTCGAGCGGTCTCGAGGTACTGGTTGCGGAGTGCAGGGTCGGTGATCTGTGCGGCGAGGTTGCGGTATCGCTGTGCCTCGACCTCACGGGCCAAAACTGCTGCTGACTTGCTGGTCTGTTCACGGGTTGCTCGGAGAGCAGGCCCGCCAGGTGCAGCCATTGACTTCACTTCGTCGAGCGCAGCCTTTAGGAGTTCAATCTCCTCTGTTGCCTTGCTCAACTCAGCCTTAGCCGAGATGACTTCCTCAAGGCCCAGCGCCTTGACGATTTCGGAGCGCAGTTCATCCTTGATTTCAGGGGTCGCTGTGTCTGCGCTTGCGTTCTTGATGAGGTCGGCGGATACGCCGAGTCCTACATAGGCCATTGTGTCTCCTTGGTAGTCGTCTGAGTTGTCCCAGCCGGTGAATGGTGCTTCGACCTGGTTCTCTGAGGCTTCGTCAGTCCACCAGCACAGGAACATTTCCAGTGTGCAGAGGAGTTCACGAACGTCGCAGATCTCGTTGTCGTCGCCGTCGAGCATCTCGTCGAGCTCGGCCTTGATTGTGTTGATGAGGCCCTGACGGATAGCCGACAGTTCGGCAGCGTCGTGGGTCTCTGCCTCGGCAGCCTTGCTCTTCCAGTTGTCGGGGATGAGGTCGGTGCGCCCCAGAGCCTCAGCACGAGCCTTGATGTGCTTCTTGGCGGCCTCGGGGTCTTTCGCCCGTCCGATTGACTGGATAGCGTTGCGGAGGTCTTTCAGCGTCTTGATTGGGAAGCCCCCACCTGGCATAGCCTCGCCGGACTCGGCCAACTGCTCACGCTCGGCGTCGGTGTAGTCTTTCTTCTCCACCTCGGGCTCGACGGCCTTCATATCACGGTTGTCGAGTTCCTCGGGGATTGACTGGCGGTTCGGCTCGGCGAACTCTGAACGGCCCTCGGGCTGCTCACCAGTGCCACCGCAGACATCGCAGTCCGTCTCTTGGGTGTTGCCCTCGACGTTGGACTTCTTGCCAGTGCCAGAGCAGGCTCGGCAGAAGAACGGGGAGTCACGGTCAAGTACCTCGTCACGAGTACCAGGCTCTTCGGTCATTACTGCTTCGGCGTTCAGCGCTGGGCTTTCAGCCTTTTCAATCTCGGTCACGGCTGACCCTTTCACTAGTACGCCGTCTACTGACTTGGCGATTTCGATACTGCACGAGGGGTTGGCTGGGCGGTCTACGAGTGATACCTCGACGATAGTGCCGTCCACGATGCGCCCACCAGGAGCACGTTCGTCCTTGACGACACGAGCGCCCTTGATGCCTACGGAGAAGCCGGTGTAGATGCCCTCATCGACCATTGTGGCGGCCATTGGGTCTACGACCTTGGCAGTGACTACGAAGCCCGTGCCGGTCTTTTCCATTTCGGTAGCCTTGCCGACAGCCTTAGATCCGTGCATCTCTCGGATGTTCCCGATTTGCATCCACGCTGGCATTGCCTTAGCGAGCCAGGCTGGGTCGCAGACCTGCTGGTCGAGGTCGAGCGTGTCGTCCGTTGCCAGACCCTTGACGTACATAAATCCGTCAGGGCCACGCTTGGCGGTCAGGTTTCCGAGGTAGATGCTCTTGATGTTGTCGGTCATTGGTTCTCCGGTTAGATAGCAGGAGTGATGAAGCACTCGCAGTTGGGGTGAAGCGGTGGGAACTCGTCTGTCACGGCGTGAGGGTTCTCCTCGCTCATCGTGAGGCAGGCGTCGCACGGGTCGTACACTTCCCAGTTGTATTCCTCGAGTCCGGCCACTTGGTAGGCGTCGAGGACTGATGCGTTCGCAGCTCGTCCGGCTTCGGTGGCGGCGATGACTGCGGCTCGTTCGGCGCTAAAGGCGTAGGAGTCGTAGATGTTCTGCGTTATCTCGGCGTAGGTGGATCCCTGCGCCAAGCCGTCAGCGATGATGTTGCCGATGTGCTCAGAGGTGGTGTCTGAGATGCCCTTGATAGTGACACCTGCCGACTCCATTAGAGCCTTGAGCCCTGCGCCAGCGACTTTCTGAGCGGCTGGCACGTTGCCAGGAGCCCACGTAGACCAGTCGATAGCGTTCGACAGCGCCCCCATTGGCGAGGCGGCGATAGCACCGGCTTCCTCGGGCAACTGGGTCACAGCGTCGTCAGTGCCGACCAGACCGGCCTCGGCGTGAACTGCGCCCACGAGGTCAGTCAGTTTCTTCGGGTCGAACGTGACGTTGTTGTCCACCGCCGCCTTGGCGTCGTTCTTGTCCTTGTTGGACTTCGCAGCCTTGGCGGTGTTAGCGGTCATAGCGTGGCGCACAGCCGTCTCTACGCCCGTCACAGAGGCTTTGAGGGCCTCGTGGATGAGTGGGGCGTAGTGGCCGGAGACCTTGCGCCGACGGGCAACTATGGCAGGCGTTTCGGCCTTAGTAGTTGAACGGGCTTTTGGGGTATCGGTTATCTGCGCTTTCAAGATTTCAGCCTCTTCGGGCGTGTGGTACTTGAACTCGAACTCTCGTGAGCGTGGTCGGCTAATGAACTTAGCGAACGCCTTTGCTTCCTGCGCCTTTAGCGGAGTTTGCGCCGTGCTGCTTTCACTCGGGCTTTCTTCACTCGCACTTTCTTCGCCTTGTGCGCTCGGTGTGCCTGGCTCACTGGGGGTCTCTTTCTGTCCGATAGTTTCGCCGGTTGCGTTCGTTTGCAGCAGTCCCTTGAGGAACTGGATTGTTTGACCGGCCACGATGAACGGCTCGTCTGCCTCGGGCATTTCGTAGAGTGCCTGGCCGAGTTCGCCCTGTACGTCGTTAAGGGTTTTCTGGCCGGAGAAGAGCTGCATCTGAAGCGCCTTGGCCTGCTCGAGTTCGTTGGCGGCGGTGGTCGAGTCCTGAAGCACGAACGTCACGTTGAGGTCGGCATCGAGGTAGCGACGGCTCAGGGAGTTGATGATGTCCGTGATGTAGTTCATCATCGGCTTGGTCGAGACCATTTCCGAGGACTCGCTCTCGCCGTCGTGCGCACCCTTGCCACCGCCGAGACCGGCACGGGCGACCACTCCCAGCGATGAGGGGGTCACGCCGAAGATAGCGGCGATGCGCTTGATGATGAACTCGTCGTACTCCGGCTTGAAGCGCTCTTCCTGCGAACGGGTCTCGACTGGGTCGAAGCCGTCGGGCAGGACTTTGATGCGGTGGCGCTCGGCGGTTGAGCCGGTCAGTCGGTCATTGAGGATGCGCTCGTAGGCGCTGAGCTTCTCCAAGCCCAGTTCGACGGAGTTGGTGCGCATCCACGTCATCGGCGTAGATCCGAACTGATACTCGGCTCGCATCCACGCTTGGCGGTCTAGGTAGAGGGTCGCTGCTGGGATTGCCTCTTCGACGGGCGAGAAGCCGTAGGGCGACCAGGTGCGGCGGTTCTTGATGAACACCGAGAGTTGGTCGGTCTTGTATTCGCCGTACTTGCCTGGTGTGTTGTAGAAGTCGCCGTCGGAGTCGGGCGAGGCCACGAACTCTCCACGTGGGAAGCCCCAGAGCACCTGCTGGTAAGCCGGTGAGGGTGGGTGTGGAACGTCGCCTCGGTTGTCGAGCAGGATTTTGATAGTCGGGGCGTCGATTACGTCGAAGCCGATGACTGCGCCGCCGAGGTTGTAGCGAGGGTAGACACAGAGTTGGTCGTAGACGAACACTTGCCACAGCGTTTCGGTCAGCCACTCGCTCCACGAACGCTCGGACTGGACGTAGGGGTTCTTCCAGAACGCCGTCAGTCGGTTGATTTCCTCGCCGTACTTGTCTCGTCCGATACGGGCGGCCTTAGCGTGGCTGACGTTCTGCTCGGCTTGGATCTGTGCGATTGCCGACTCCGAGAGGTCGAACGACCAGTCCTGCTTCACGAGGTCGCCCACTCGGATTTCGATAGCACGGTGGATGATGTCGCACTGCTCAGCGAGGGACTTGAGGACTTGGTAGGGGACTTCCTGCTGGGTCAGGTTGAGGTTCGTCGCTACTTGGTACTCGTACTTACGAGGAAGCGCACGGCCCGTCTCGTCGAGGACTACGTCGATTGGCGCAGGGAGCAGAGGAGCTGCTGGGCCGAGCATCGCACCGAAGCCACCGCCGTCGGGGGTGACACCTGGGCGATCCATAGGGATAGCCTGGCCGATACCCGTCACGATGCCCTGTCCGCCGATAGTCGAGTAGGGCTCGGCTGGGGTTGCTCGGTTGTAGTTGGTGGTTCCCATAGGGGAGCCAGACAGCCCAGCCTTTACAGCCTCGGCCACGGTCTCTGCTAGTTTCAGGTCTCGTGCCTTACGGCTGAAGCGGTCTCGGAGTGCCATTTCGTCCTATCGGGGGTAGACCTGAACTAGGTCGTAGTCGTTATTTCGTGCGCCACAGTGAGGGCAGTTTGATGCGTCTCGTGCCACCGGTACGCCACAGATAGGGCAGGGTGGGGCGAGTTCAGCGAAGAAGCGGTCAGCACTAGCACCGGCGGCCAGTCCCAGTTCCGCTAGGGCGTGAACGAGGGCGTCGAGCCGGTCTGGTGAGGTTCCCGAGTCGGGGAGCCACGAGGTCATCTGGTCCTCGAGGATGTCAAAGACGCCAACGTGGGACACTCGGCCTTGCTCGTAGAGGGCGGCCTGTGGCTCAGCTCGCAGGCGCTTGCCCTGCTTTGCCACCACGCCCTTGAACGGGGCCGAGGGCATCACTGAGCGGATAGTCATCTCGACCATATCGCCGCCCTGGTTCTTCTCGGCCACGATGCGGTCAGCGTTGAAGTCCTCGTAGGCTTGGATTGCCCTGTGAGCCCACCCAGAGGGCGTGTCACGGCACGAGCGGTCTGCGAGGACGTATCCCCTGCCGTCTGCGCCTTTGCCGACTACCACGATGCCGGTTTCGTCGGAGTTCTCTCCGGAGGTGACGGCTGGGTCGATAGCGACCACGATGCGCACCAGTTCGGGGGCTTCGGCCACTCGGTTCTTCTCGATGTCGGCGTGAGTCCAGATAGCGCCAGGTGTGTCCAGTAGGACTTCGCCGTAGAGCTCTTGGCGGCCTAGTCGAGTTCCCTCGTAGCGAGCCTTGAGTTCAGCGAGGGCTGCCGGTGAGAGGTTGGCCTGGTTGTCGAACGTAGATCCACGAGTGACGACTACCGACCCGTCCTCTCGGTTCATAAACTCTCGGATGAGTTTCGTGGGCCGTGGGGTGGTGGTGATAATCGTCTGCGGATTACCGATACGAAGCGCCGGTGCGAGTCCGGCTGTCCACGTTTCCTCATAGCGCCAGGCTGCGAACTCGTCGAGCCAAGCGTAGGACAGGTTCAGTCCTCGGGCTCGGTCTGGTTCGTCTGCCGAGACCATATGTATCTTCGAGCCGTTGGTCAAGGTTATCTGGCCGTTGGAGCGGTTGTATTGCTCGAGGGCTCCGGCTGGCAGGGACTTGATTATCCCTGACGGCCCCTCGACACAGGTGCGGCGAACGTCGGTGAACGTTGGAGCGACCACTGCGCACTCGATACCTGGCTGGCTGAGGGCTTTCTCGATAAGCCAGCCTGCGCCGGTGAACGTCTTGCCCCAGCCTCGGCCTGAGAGGATGAGCCAGATGCGCCAGTTCCCCTCGGGGGGGAGTTGCTGGGGACGGGCTGAAGAGCGGTAGCGACTGTGGCCGAGCTCACGCTTGGCGATTTCGGCCTTGAGCGCCTGCTCCTTGATTTCTAGGGCTTCAAGCCGTTTCAGTTCCGCTAGGCGTTGCCTCAGTAGCGTCGTCATCTATCTCCCCGAGTGTGGCCTCGAGACGGGCAATCTCCTGCTGGATGTAGTCCAGGGTGATTACCTCGGTCTTGATTGGTGCGTCGAGGCCCATTAGTTTCGCCCTGCGATCCATAATCGCCAGCACTCGGTCTATGGCGAACAGGGCGGACTTCTCCTCGGAGAGTGCCTTGTCCATAGCCTTTTCGAGCAGCAGGTCTAGGCGCTGGCCCTCGAGCCTGCGGAACTCGTCTACGGCTTCGGCTGGGATAGCGGCGAGGGCTCGCTGGCATCGGTTGTAGGCCGTTGCTTTGGTCGTTCCCTGCTGGTCGGCAATAGCCTGGTATGACATCCCGAGGGAGCGTAGGCGCAGGGCTGCGGTGTCGAGGTGCGCCTGCTCTTCAGTTCGTTGAAAGCCAGCCATAGTTTAGACGCCAGAGTTTAGAGCCGGACAGAAAGAGTCCAGCATAGACTTAAAGAGTACCAGACTGGTGACACTTCTGCCAACTATGTATGCGGATTGGGGTTTCACTGGCTACAACTCTATAACGTGGAACGGCCCAGCGACGGTGGTGGTGTGCTCGGCAGTCACCAGTAGAGCTCGTCGGAGAGCCTGGCGGTCTAGGCGTGGCGCA